GATTTGTTGCGGCTGATCCTCCAGGACGTCTTACTGTAACTGAAGCTCCTTTTGGCATAAAGACGGTCTCTCCATTATATTCAAATACTAGTCTTTCTGCATTCTTTGGTCTTATGGTTAGAGGAAGTCCTTTTTCCATTACCTCTGCCTTATTTATAAACATGTGTCTGCGTCGGCTTGTTTCAGATGGAACTAAAGATCTAGATGGCTTAAATTCATAATTTACTCTAAAAGATAATCCGTTTTCAGATAGCTTATTTAGCTTAAACAACCTTGAAGACTTGTTTCCAGCCTTATTCCATTCATACACATGATGCAGTGATTTAGGTCTTGTTCTAGCAAGAGCATCTATATACTCACCAAAATCTTTATCTATCTGTTCAAATATAACCGTAGTAAATGCATGCTTAAATTGTTTATTGGTGGTAAGTTTTGATATGACAGAAGCGCTGTAATAGACATATGCCGATACCTGTGCCACTGTACTATCCTTTAATACACCTTTACGATTTTCATACATAAGTCTCTCAAGACCGCTAGAAGCCTGAACCAGAAGATTACTATTGTCCAATTTGCTGGTTCTCCGATCTCTTCATAGATGAGTTATATGCTATCACACGACCAAATGGGTCTGTGACTGGGGTAGTTCCCATTACCTCAAATACGGTTGGAGTTTCGCTAGGAAAGTTTATTTCATGCCAGATAACATTTCCCTCATTATCTCTAATGTTAGTAACCTTTTCTCTGGGAGTTAATCTTTCAGATGTTCTAACTTGAATAATTTGATCATTTAAATACTTGTTTGAAAAGATCTGCTTATCGCTAGATCTGGTTGTTGCAGAGTTGCTAATAACACCCTTTGCATGACAGGATACAGTTTTATAGTAAGACCACTCACGAACAATAGCACCAGTGTCTGCATCTTGAGTTTCGTTTTGCTTATAAACATCTAGATACATAGATAGCACTGAGTCTATCAAGTCGTTCATTAGATAATCTCTACCTTTGTTGTAAGGACATAATCAGATAATAGCTTATCTGCATAAGCATTTCCTGTGCCAGTATGTGCTTCTCCAGTATATTCAAAATCCCAGTCAAATGTGGATATCTTCTTTATATACTTATTTCTCCATACAGTGTCCTTATTAAAGTAGTCCTTCATTAATTCAATTGCTGCTAGCTCTACATCGTCTGGAACCTTGTCCCATCCAAATCGCCCTTGAACCTTATAAGGAACTCCAGATTTAAATATACCGCCATCATAATCATGAATTGTTGGAGGAACCATACCGTTAGCGGTATATACTGTATTGTCCAACATTCCTGCACGATTAATTTTAATTCCGTATCCTGTTTCAGATATTTCTACTGGATAGTTCCAATTATCTATTTCATTAATTGTATCTAGGAGCAAGATGTCCCTCGCATACAATTCATGTATTGTAGTAATTTTTGCTGGTAGCGGAAGAATGTCTGAATCATATCCATAAACAACATAAAGATCATCATACAAATAAAAATTTTGTCCAGTATGCTGCTCTATCTGTTTACGAGCATACTTTTCAGCGGCTTGTAGTTCTCTGTATGATCTATAGTTTGGATCAGAAGAATCTGTACTAAAGCCTAAATCTTGAGCATGGTTAAAATCAACATATGGTGTTACTACAAAAACCTCATCAGACTTAGCAACATTTGTGCCTTGAACCTGGTACTCCCACTGAAGCCTTAAAGTTTTATTTCTTTGTGTATGGACATAAGGAATATTTACCACATAAGAGCCAGGATTCAACTCATCAAGCTGTGAAGTAAGCGTTGCTATTACTTGAGCTGGATTTATTCCTGGACTTATTGCTGGATCGCTTGTAACATCAAACAGTTTTACAACTGGAAGGGCGTCTGCACTAGATACATCACCGTTCCAAAAAACTTGATGCTTTATTGGCGACTGACTGTTTACATATATCTCTGCCATTTTATAGGCTTAGATTAGTTGTAATACTCCTGGACTTCCTTTGGAGTTGCTAATCTAAAACCCTCCTCCTTGTCAAAAATTTCTTGAGCGTCATCTCTGCTCATTGCTACAAATGGGTGCTCTTTTGTAAAAGTAACTCCCATAATATCATATCTAAAATTATCTCTGGTCATTCTGACCAATACTGTATTTTCTGGTTGTTCCGCTTTTGGATCAAACTTAGGTAGTACCTCTGTATCCATATTTTCTAATTCCTCTTCGATTTGCTTAATGGTCTTGCTATATACAGACCAGGTTACGCCCTCTTCGGCAAGAGCTGCGATTATGTCGGCCTTATTCTTTAAGCCCTGTGTTTCAACTGCAAAATCTTCTGCAATCTTCTTTAGTTCAGATATCTTTAATGTCTCAAATGACACGATAATCTCCTCATTCTACTCAAATCAATTATAGCATTACTAAATTAAAATGAAAAGCCCCCCAAAAATTAATTTAGGGGGCCTTCAATGGGATCTAAATCCTAATAATTAGGAAGCGACCTTAACGTTCTTTACAACGACCCAAGCGTCTGCTTGTTCGATCTGGACTCCAACACGAGTAAACATTGTGTACTCAATTGAGTCCTTACGTGGCCAGAAGAAGCGGTAAACTGTTACGTCACGCTTGATACCAATAACTACGTTATTTGGGAATGTCAAGTGGACGTCACCGTGTGAACCTGATGCTCCTGAGTGATCTCCAGTTTGTGCTTCTGGAAGTAGTGGAACTTCAACAATTGGAATACCAAATGCGAATGGTGCCACATATCCTGCTGGACCGCCTAGAGGCTGTACGCCTTGTCCACGGATTACGCTTGAAGCGATATCTTGTGGGTTAGCTGATCCATCTGCACCAAGTAGTGATGCTGTGTATAGATAATCCTGAATCAAGTTTGAACCTGAAAGGAATCTAAGGTCAGAACGACGTTGCTTGTACTTACGTGGCATAGCCTTAAGTGCTGAGTTGAATACTGCACGGGAGATATTAGCTCCTGCTGCATCAACTACACGACCTGTTGTCTTAGCCTTCTTTACTACACCGTCAAATGCCTTGTATAGGTTGTCTGATGACAAAGCTGTGTTTCCGTTAAGAACCACATCTTCGATGTCATTTCCTGCTTGTGTTGCCATAAGTCTGGCAATATGATCTTCGAGATCAGCACCTTCAATATTGTCTTCTAGAGACTCAGTTGAAAGTTCCCAATCTAGGCGAAGCTTCTTAGTTGTAAGAGAGATCTTTGAGAAAGTAACTGCTGCGTTTGACGCATCGTTATCTCCTTCAGTTGCGAGTTTCATAAGTTTCTCGCCGACTGACATACGATCAATCTCAGTTGTGTCTGCTCTCATGCGGACTGTACGTGCGACCTTACCAATTACGGTTGCGTCGAACATGTAGTCTAGAAAGCGAGCTGATTGTTCTGGGTTAAGCAAACCGCCGTTTCCGTTTTCGGAACCACGGTGTGTACCTGTTCCACCTGTAGTGGAAGCAAAAGTACCTGTAGCAGTTGTACCTGCTGCAATTGCTTTTTCTAATGTTTCATTGCTCATTTATATTTCACCTACCTTTTTTTAGTTAAAAATTTCGTTTACGGAACCGAGGAAAGAACCGTTCCACTTTGATTTCTTGATTGTTACTTCCTGAGACCCGCCAAGGTCTGAGGACTTCTTAATTGCAGTCTCTGATTCTACTGCGTCGACACGCTTTTCTACACCATCAATCGTGTTCTTGATGTCTTGTACAGCACTTGAAAGTGCTGCATGTTGCTCTGCCAATTCTGAAATTCGAACATCTACGCTCTTGCTGAAAGTCTCAACTGTATCTTTGATAGCTGTAACTTGTGCGGCATTAGCTTCTGAAGCCTTATTTAGTGTGTCTGAGAAAAAGCCCTTAAGATCGACTAGCATCTTTGCAAAATCAGGTTCATCAACCATAACTTCTGATACGTCGGCTGCTTTTTCTAGAACTTCGGCAGAAGCGTCTGCTACTGCATCTGCAGGAGCTTCTTCAACAGCTGGTGCTTCCTCTACGGGAGCAACTGCTGCTGTGTCTTCTACGGCTGCTTCTGCTACTGCTTCTGCAACTACGTTTTCTGTATTATCTGACACTTCTTTACCTCCTTCTATGTCTGCCTGTTTTGCAATTTGTGTTTCAGGCATGGACAATCTTGATTTTTTATGTAAATCAAGAATCTTATCTATTTCTTTTGCTTTGTTAACATCGTTTGACTCTACCCATCCAATTAGTGTTGCAGGCTTTCCTGTAACTGGGGAGTCGTATGATGAATCTGTTGACATAAATACTGAATCACTGTCTGCACAATAAAAAATATTTTCAGTTGCGATCTCTGCTGCCATTCCTTTAAATACTAGCTGACCATTTCTTTTTGAAATAGACAAAATATTACAGAGCTCGTTTGCTGGTGAGTCAACAATGGAAAGTTCCATCAATGAATAATCTTTAATAAATCTTACACTCTTACCTGTTGCCTTATTGACTTCATTTTCTGAATCAATAATTTTTCCGCCTATTGAGAATCCTTGAAGAGTTCCGTCTAAAACTTTCTCCCAAGTATCCTGTGCGCCCTTTGAAATATAGGCGTCTACATAAACTCCGTTAAAAAATTCTTTTGTTGCTGAATCATAATATGTCTCTGGCTTAAAAGAAACAACTTTGCCTACTGCAACTGGTTGATGCATCTCACGAAGATTTCCACGGAAATTTTCAAATGCTTTCAAGCTTGCTTCAGCCGTAACAACATCTCCAGTTTGGTCAACATTGTCTAATGTTGCAAATCCTGAAACTGTTCTTTTTTCACGATTAACTTTGGTGAATGGGATCGACAGTGTAATGTCGTCGCCATTAGAAGACCAAAGAGATTTCTCAATATTCATATGCTTAATTATATTTATCTATACATAAAAAGGCAAATACTGGTTGAGCAGGGTTAGTCGACTTGTCTTCCATCTCCCTGAGCATTTCGGCCTTCCCCCGACATATCTGGTGAATTTGCCGATCTTTCGGAATCTCTAGTTCTAGTCTTTCCTGCCTGTGCCCTTGCTTCAGCCTGTTGTTGTGGCTTTAATTCGACCACTTTATCCCCGCCGTCAAGCGGAACCATGCCCATTCTAATTCTAACTTCATTTGGAGTAATTACCTGCATTCTTAAATATCTCTCGTCTATCTTAGATTGGGTATCCTCATCGGTCAATGTGAGCTCATTAAATTTAAGTAATAGAGCATCTGTCATTTCCTCAATTATTTTATTTAATTTCTTTTCCAAATTCATTTGAGCTGGACGACAAACTTGCTCTCTAAATGTCTTATCGGCATCTCTTGCTACCGCTAAATTAACTCCTTCTGGAGTTCCAATTTTATTAATTGGCACACGGTGAGATAATAGAATTTCGTCTCTGTTAGATTTACGATACACATTAAATGAAGACTCTTGAGTTCCTGCCTCAATTGGCTCCATCTTAAATTCAACCTTGGCATCTGGTGAATCTGGTGGAAGCGGAATATATAGAGATCTATGGTTTTTTCCTCTTAGTCCTACCTGAAAGAATTCTAGCAACTTACGCTCAGACTCTGTAGATAGCTTAGCGCCCTTTACTGTGATAATGTATCTTGGAACAGCCTTGTTTTCAAAGTAGTCTAAATTGTACTTGCCAGCAAACTCGTTTCCAGCCATAGCATTTGAAGACGCTACGATATCTGGAATGCCGTAATAGTTATTTGTTGGTGTATATTTCTTTAGGTGAATAATTTCATTTGGACGCTCTAGTCCGCCATCAATTGGATTCTCTGTTTCTTGATCTCCGAAGTTACGGAAGAATACAGCCTTTCCATAAAGCAGTTGAATAAAGCCGTCACGCAAGCGACGCACACGCATAGTCTTTGCTGGGATATGTCCAATATATCCAATTTTTCCAGCAGAGGTTCTACCAATTTCAAGGTATCCGTTTCCAGTAGCCTCTACGTCTGTGTAAGCTTTAATTAAAGTTTCTGTAAATGTTTCTTCTTCGTTACATTCTTCTAACCACTCATAAAGATCTTGACGTAGTCTATTAAGCTTTCTACGTGCTCTGTCTAACTGCTTATCATCTGTAATGTTATCAAATGCTTCTTGTGTCTTTCTTGTCTCAACAAAGTCATGTCCAAGCCC